CTAAATAATTCTGGTGTTAATCCAACGAGTATTGTCAACTCATGACAAGTCGGACATTTCCCATTCACTATCTCTGCGTGTAGTTTTATATATTTTCCTGTCATACGCTTTCTTAGACTTTACCACACGTTGATGATAACGTCTATCTCTTAATTCTTTTGCAATTTTATTTGATGATGAGTTTCTTGATTGATTTTGAGCCATCGATGTTTGATTCTAATTCTGCCTCACCCTTCCAGCATTTGTACATTACAGTCTCTGAATATTGTCTTTCTGCCTGGCGCTTGCCGCGTAAACATTGAGCCATACCATCAACCTGTAAACGCGCCTCCTTGATCTCGGCGTTTACAAACATCAGGAGGGCTACCACAGTTTCAATCATCATAGTTTCCGTTCTTGTAGCCAAGGTCTCTATTAGCATCTTTTAATTTTTCAATGTCAACTAAGACTTTGTCCATTTGTTTTCTTAAAAATTCTATGTTGACTTTGTTTAACGCCATAGACTCTATGTGTTTATTTAACTTATCGGTAGTTTTATAAAGATCCTCAATCATCATAAATTGCTCAGAATCTGCGGGCAGTGAACCTAGTTGTCCACGTGGCCACTTGATTCTAAACTCTGTATTCTCCTCCAGGTCTTTCTCCATAATTTGTATACGAGTATCTGCAACATTAAGACGTTCTATAATCTGGAAATAACCCATGGTGCCAAGAGCGACGATAACAATCAAAGAGGCAACCGTCTTCATAGGCATTTGCACGGCCGCCTCTTCAGAAATATTTAAAGGTTTTTTACTCATCTAATAGGTATATACCCTGGTTCCATAAAGAAAGCCATCAAAACAAATAGTATGATTAATACTGCTGTGAACATGTAATTCATAGCGGCTCATTTTATTGACTATTTTACTATTAAAGCTACGATTAATGCCACAAATACAATAGATTCTATCTTATGATTAGCCCAGTAATGCAAAGCTTTATCTTTTATTTTTTTAATCATGTTTTTTCTCCTCCATCTCGTAAAAGAAATTGTCAGTATCTTCAGTTTTCCACTGCCCTGTATCTTCCACGTTCCAGTAGTTAGTTTGAACCTTCCAATCAGGCACTTGGTCTTTCACCGTAAACGATGGTATGTCCCAAATAAGTCTGTTGTTAGGTTGTGCTGCATAGTTGCCATCATTTAATGCAAGTATGTGAGCGCACTTGTGTTCGTGCGGGATCTCTGAATGATCAGTGTCAAGTATATTAGCTTCAGGATGTGCAAAGTCAACAGTAAATAAATATTTTCCGTGATGCCATTTTTTATCTTTACCGATGTATTTACCTGCTTGTGATTCTAAAATATCCCAACAATGCACAGAAGGATAATAACTAAAACTGTTCCAGAGCTGAAGTTCATCAAGTCTTCTTGTCGGGACGTCATGGGGTTTATATCCTCTCTGAATAAACGCACTAATAGGGAGGCGATAAAAGATTGCGCCGTTTTCCATGATTGCATGAAATAATAAAGCACGCCCAGTAATAGCTGTAACGCCAAATATAATACAGTCTTCAACTTCACCATGATGTTTTCTAAGGTCATAAAGATACTCTCTTCTTATCTGTGCATACTCCACAGGTATGTTTGCATTTAAATAAGCCATAATAACTCCTCATTTAATTGTACCCCAATTTGGTCCAGATTCATAGTCCACTTTATTAGGCACTTCTAATTCAACAGCAGACTCCATAATTTGTTTTATCTTATCTGCATTACCATCAACAGATATATCAAGTTCATCATGCACTTGTATATGTGGTGTGATGCCTTCTTTGTGTAATTCTATCATAGCTTTTTTTGTCATGTCAGCTGCAGATCCTTGTATCAATCTATTCAAAGCTTTGTATGTATAAGCTCTTCTGATCCCTGGTCCGTGTTCCGTGAGTGCTGCATCGTGAGGCAATGGTTTATGTATACCGAATTGATTAGGCTCCCACAAATGAAACCTGCACAATCTACCCAGCAACGTTCTAACTTTACCACGGTCCTGTGCTCTTGCCATGACACTATCCATCAATTGTTTTACAAATGGTACACGTGAATGATATTGTCTAAACAATGCATCTGCTTTTTCTTTATTGACACCAAGTTCTGCCTGTAATTTATTTTTACCCATACCATAGAACAAACCAAGGTTTATTGTCTTAGCTTGTTCTCTTGGTATCTCTGCCATCTCAGCTACAATTTTGTGAAAGTCAGCATCGCCCTCGTTATATGCATCTAATACATCACCGACTGAATACATATTTTGTAATGCAGCGTAGTGCACAACTAATCTAGGTTCTTGTTGACTGTAATCAAACACACCCCATGTACAATTTTCTTCAGGTATAAATAAAGATCTAATCATAGGACCTAGTTCTTTGTTACGTGCAGGTATCTGTTGTAGGTTAGGGTTAGCGTAACTGAATCTACCAGTTACAGTTCCACCTTGATCAGACCTGAGTTGATTGATCTCAGCGTGTATTCTACCATTGTGTGAATGTTTTATTATGGTATCTATAAAAGTCGTATGTGCTTTATTTATTTCCCTTGCACGTGCAATATGTTTAACAACAGGATGTGGGTGATTCTGTAAAAAATTTTTAGTAAATGATGGAGCATTTGTTTTTTCAGTTCGGTCAAATGGTAGGCCAAGTTTTTCAAAGACTTGCGCAATCGATCGAGCAGCCCATATTTGGGTATCTACTCCAGTTTCTGTTTTTACTTTTTGCAAGCAGTCTTTTTCTTCTGATGATAATTTTTCTTTCAACAGGTGAGCTTGTTCGATATCTACGCGCACGCCTAAAAATCTCATGTCGACAAGGCAAGGAAACAAATCGGTTTCTAATTTAAATATATCTTCTATGTCTTCAATATATATTTCTTTTTTCATCTCTTGCCATAATTCTAGGGTAAGTTCTGCATCTCTCTCAGCATACTCACCAACGTACATTGCAGGCAGTTTATACATCTCAGACTTAGCATCTATGCCCCATTCTTTGGCAGTTTCGCCCAAAACAGCCTCATTTTTGCCTTTTCCAAGGTAATCCCGACCCAAACTACCTAAATCGTAACGAAAGCGATTCTCGTCCACGAGAGAGCCAGCAATCATGGTATCTACGATATCTCCTGCTATTTTTAGCCCTGCAGCCCTAATAAAGCATACATCATACATGGCGTTGTGAAATATCTTCCTAGAAGGTAAACTAAGAATGGTTCTAAAGTAGTTTAATACTTTCTCTTCGTCCATATTGCCACCGCCTTCATGTGCGATAGGATAATATGCAGACCAATCTTTTACAGCTAAAGCTATGCCAACTATTTTACCTTTACCTGTAACAGATCCTGAGCCCATGGTTTTAAGTTCTGGATCTTTTGTTTCCAAATCAATTGCAATCTCATCATACTTAGACAGATCCTTAAACTCTTCTGGCGGTGTCCATTCTACCTGTGGACTAAACATAGGCTTCTGTATCATTTAGTATCTCTCATTTTTTTTAATTCTAGCTGACAATAATGTATTATCTTTTTTATGTCTTCTGCGCCACCCTTTCTTTGATATCTGCAAACGTATTTTACAACGTTTCCTTGAAAAAAAGACAAATTGTTTTTAGAAATAAACTCGTATGGTTGAATAGGAAACTTGGTGTAGTGATTCCCGCCTACCTGAGTATACTGTGGAAACGCTTCGTCTAGTATATTTTTGTCTGTCATAGATTATATCCTTTGTATTTTTGTTTTGGTTCAACAATGTGTAGATGTTCCTTGGTCCTTGTTGCGCCAACATAGAACAATCTATTTTCATCATCTGGGTTTTGCTCGTATGATTTCATTGTGTTTAAACTTAAATCTGTAAGCAACACAACATTCTCACACTCACCACCTTTTGCACCGTGTATTGTAGATAAAGTTATACGTGGTGCTTCGTTTAACTTCTCGCCATTCTTTCTCATCTTTCTTAAATAATTTATATCTCTACTTGGTGCAGCGTTAAAAGCTGTATACCAAACATCACTTGTTTGTAGACCATAATCTTTTTTTAATTGATCCATACCATAAAAAGAATCCTTAACCATACCTTTCATTTTTTGTTTGTCCCACAGGTTTGTGTAAGAAGATATTTTTTCTAGTTGATCATATTTTAATAATTGTCCTTGACGCAAGTGCTCCCAATCTATGGCAGCTAAATGTAAAGCATGTTCTCTTTGTTTTCTAAACTTGTTTTGATAGTAATAGCCTTTGAGATATAAATCCTCTTCTAGATTATCTAACATATATTTAGTTCTAGCTAACACCAACCACTCACCTGAAGACATATTTATTTCTTCAAAATCATAATACCTGGACAAAGATCCTTTATGTATTTTTGGTTGCCATGTTTTATTTATTCTTGTTTTAATTTTATTTATTATACCCATAGCTAATCCATGTACCCTTGCAGGAATACGATAAGATTGCTGCAAGGGTAGCATTTGTCCTTCCTGTGCTATGAAAGAATCTACATCTGCTCCAGCCCATCTAAATATTGCTTGATCATCATCACCTGCAATAAAAGAATCTGTTGTTTTTTGCCAAATAGATTTAGCCATGTGCCATTGCATTTTAGATAAGTCTTGTGCTTCATCTATAAACACAACATCAAACTTAGGCACAGCTGCATCTGATTTTGTAAAGTCCATAATCATGTCATTAAAATCTATCAGGTTATGTTCTTTTTTATATCGTTCTAATTCATTTGCTATAATTTTTAATTTATCTAATTCTAATTCTTGATTGTGTTCTTGTAGACTGTATTGCTGTTCAGGTGTTATCTCTTTTAGTTTTGCAAGATTAATAACTCGTAAATATTCACTATCAGTTGTAAAGATACCATTGTGATCGTTTTCATACTCTGCGTATTTTATTTCTTCTTTTATTCGCTTACCAAAATCTTGATAGTGCCTACGTTGCATTACATCTTCTTTTTTAATACCAAGTCTTCTAAACGCTAATGAGTGTAGTGTTCTAAAATATGGTAGATCATCCTCTTCTAAATTAAATTTTTTTATGGCTCTATCTCTTGCCTCGTATGCAGCTTTTTGTGTAAAAGCAAAGTATCCAAC